ATAACCGAACCATTGGTCATAACTATTTTTTTAAATCCTTCCATAGATTTTATATCTTATAGACTATATTTTGTTGATGTCGTTATACATTTCTTCCAAGTGATGTCTGAAATGTCTGAACTATTGTGTTAAAAGTTGATGCCTCGCCATCAGTTAATCCAGATCCTAAACTGATAAATGCTGATTGTAACTCATCAGGTGCGCTAACCGCGTTATCATATATTGATCCAAGAAGCCCTATACTGGCTGGCGTGGAAGAAAGTAAGTTCGTGTTGGAATTTGTGTTTTGACTTACCATAGATCCATTTTTATATAATTTTAAAGAATTTTGAGCCGTTCTTGAACCAATATAAAATCCAGTTGTTCCAGTATCGGTATATGCGACGACTGATGAAAGAGATCCAATAACCAAATATGTGTTTGAATCATATAATATATTTAATTGTAGTCGTTTAGAATTAAAGTCAGTATCAATAGGCCCCGTCGGCGCCAAAGAGAAACTTGCGTTGGCTGCTCTTGAAGTTCTTGAATAATATGATATATGTATATTATCAGCACTGGTGAAAAATGAAGATGGCGCAACATTTAATTTACCAACCGAGGTGCCATTTCCACTTAATCCATTACTATTTGCCGAAGCGCCGCTTCCAACATATGTTAAATTATAACTTGTTGTTCCTTTTGCTTCAATGGCACAAGCGGCTGTTGTTGAACCAACAAATGGATATAAAGCATATATTTTTGTATATAAATTATTTGATTTTAATGATGTGAATAAAGTATTCACCGCGGTTGTTATAGTTTCATTGACGGTTCCACCAGCGGTTGTTACGGCTGATAAATAAGCCGTTGCGTCAGCATCAGATCCAGTGCCACCACCAGATGGTGGTATCGGCATATCAAAGAATCCTAATTCACTTTTAATCCACATAGATGTTCCATCAAATAATCCATTAAGTATAAATGAACCAGATAATCCAGCACCAGTTGCGCCGATAATTGGAAAGTCAGAAGGTGAAATCTTATAACTTGAATATGTTCCTAAATTGAACTTGTATGTTCCAGCATCAACTATATAAGAATATGGTTGTGATGTTGAAGCCGTTCCAAAATTATATGTTGTATCACCAGTTAATTTAAGTCGTGTTACACTTACACCTGATAAATTCTGGTTGAAAGATCCTGATACTGAATAAGAAGCGTATGTTGGAACTGAACCACCTGACGAACTTGTTGCGATAATTTTACCATTGGCATCAACCGCCAGAACCGAATTTGTTAATCCGTATAGATATGTGTTGTATGATAACGCAACTGAATATGAAGGATTTGCTGAAAAATTAACGGCTGATGCGTCAATGTTAATAACTTTATTTGCGTTATCAAGACGAATTTGTGTATCACTTGGGTCGCCATTAATTGCACCAGAATTCAAGGTTATAGATTGCGAGGCAACGATTATCTTTGAATCCGTCTGTGGACCCGCTGGTGGTCTGAAAGCACCGGCTAGTTCTGTAACTTCCGAAGATATGTTAATTTTTGAAGCAATTGACGCCGTTTGCGAACCACCATCTAAAATTATATTGGCACGACCAGATGTTCCTTGAAGACCTTGTGTGATGGTTGTGAATCGGTCAGATTCACCTATTCTTATATAAGAATTATTTGGTTGATTTTCAAGTGATATAGAACCACTTGTCGCAATAATTGAATTTCCACCAACATTATTTCCAAGTGCCAATGTTTGCGCCAGTGTCTGGTTTCCAGCACCACCAGCCGCCCAATAAGTTGAACCATTTGAATTAATGGCAAGAACATATCCAGCGGTTACACCTGATGGAAATGAAAGGTTATTGTCTATTTTGATGTTATATACTGAATATGTGCTCATATTATATTTTTATTTTTTTAACTTTTGTATATTTATATTGCTGATGCCGAACAACCGGTGAATTCCATATAAAGAAGAGCCGATGTTCTATAATTTTGCGAACTAAATGGTGTTGTGTCTTGTGGCCCCGAGTGACCAACACCAACACCTAAATTATATGCCGCGCCAGTTCCAATAGAATCAAGACCAGCCACTGGAATATATGCTAATCTTGAAGTTCCACCACCAGATCCAACAACCTCATAACCGACCCAATAGGTTGTTCCTGGTTGAAATGTATATGACTGGGTTGCTGAAAAGAAAGATTGTGATGAAGCCGGCGAGGTGGCGTTTGTTCGCCATATTCTATTTGCGGGTCCATTAATTAAAAATCCTCTTTCATATGTGTTATTATTATCATAACATATAAAGCGAACTGACGGCGCTGGTGATCCAACAACTTGGCAAATTGTTCCTATTCCAGTTATGCCAAGAACAACTGGTGTTCTAAATGGCATAACAACGGCAAATGATATATCAACTGACGGCGCGGTGCTTACCAAGGTGGTTCCATTTATCACATTTGACCAATAAGAATTGAACATCATAGGTTTGAATCCTTGATTCAATATAGGCATGTTAATTGCGCCATATGGGCTTGTGCTTGATGAACCAGTTGCTCCATTTATTCCTGATGTTCCACTTGAACCTGATGAACCTGATGAACCACTTTGACCGCTTGTTCCTGATGAACCAGAAGATCCAGAAGATCCAGAAGAACCAGAAGATCCAGAAGATCCAGAAGATCCACTTGAACCACTTGAACCACTTGTTCCAGAAGATCCGCTTGAACCACTTGTTCCACTTGAACCTGACGATCCATTTTGACCAGATGTTCCTGATGAACCACTTGAACCTGATGAACCAAATGTGTTAAAGACAAATATATAGTCAGCGCCACTTGTAAGTGTGGAACTATATAAATTTGAAAAAGCAAAAGAATAATATGTATCACCACCTGATGAATATGTTAATCCATTTGATGTTATATCAAGCGCATATTTCAAGACACCATCAAGTGTTGAAATTTGAATAGTTGAATTTGAATTTATAGTATCTAAAATAGAAGAAGCCTCGAATCCATTTTGTGTGTTGGTTGTCTTGTTATTAAAAGACACCGTCGCACCTGATATGGCAAATTTTCCATTTCCAAGTGAAGGTGTGCTTGTATTTGTATAAGTCCAGGCAAATCCAACTGACGATCCGTTAATTCCTGATGTTCCGGCCTTGCCAGATGTTCCTGATGAACCAGAAGACCCAGATGTGCCACTTGAACCAGATGAACCAGATGTTCCTGATGAACCAGCACCACCGGTCGCGCCAATAAAAGCACCAATTGTTCCTGATGACGCTTGTAACGCGTTCCAACTTATTATTTCATTAAATGATGTTGTTGAATTTGAATTAATTGTGAATCCACTTGAACTTTGATTTGATATAGACCAGTCACGAGGTGTTAAACTATTCACAACAACCGTATAATTTGTTACAAATGAACCAATAAATGTTACATTATATGATAATGGCGTTCCAGTCATTGATGATGATGAAAAAGTTCCTGACTGATACATTAAAGTTCCAGCACTGAACACACCATTGGCACCTGATGTTCCTGATGAACCTGATGAACCACTTGTTCCACTTGAACCACTTGTTCCTGAATCGGCGGCAATGGCAATGAATATATCATTATTATTTGTGAAAGATATAGTTGAATTTACCAAATTGACTGGTATAGACCAATATGTTGTGTTGTTCGTTGGTGTTCCAATAACATCAAATGTCTGATACTCGTTTGAATTTGTCTGATGTTGTATAACAAGATTTGAACCTTGACGAATTAATCCTAAAAATATATCTATATCAATGTTATCTTGCGTCATATGACTGATGTTCAATGATGTCGCACTTGATTGTGTGGCATTGTTCCATATCATATACGAAGATCCTGGATTGCCACTATATTGTGTTGTCTTTGCTTTATATAAAAATAAAGATGATGACTGACCATTTTGACCATTAACACCACTTGTTCCTGATGAACCAGAAGATCCGCTTGAACCAGATGTTCCTGATGAACCTGATGAACCACTTGTGCCATTTAATCCGCTTGTTCCTGATGAACCATTTTGACCAGATGTGCCACTTGAACCAGATGAACCAGATGAACCACTTGAACCAGATGTTCCTGATGAACCTGATGAACCACTTGTGCCATTAACACCTGATGTTCCATTTATACCTGATGTTCCATTAATTCCTGATGTTCCATTTTGACCAGATGTTCCTGATGAACCTGATGAACCACTTGTTCCAGAAGATCCATTTGTTCCTATACCAGATGTGCCACTTGAACCACTTGTTCCTGATGAACCAGCGGGGCCAGTCGGACCCATGGGGCCAATGGGGCCAATTAATCTATATTCAACAATAGAATTTTGAAGAATAGTTGAATAACCTGATATAGGTTCAATAGGTGTGTTACAATAAGTATAACGAATAGGAACTTTGAAAGATATATCACATTGCCAACCATTAACATTATCATCATCTTGTTCAAGAACCGGTTCCATTGTTATATCACCATCAAGTGATAAATTCATATCAACATAAAATTGATGCTGACTTATTTCACTTATCATTGAATCAAGTATAAAGTGTGTATCTGAAATTAATTCATTATAGTTGTCTTCACCACCATTAATTTTATCCATACAATATATGGTGAAAGAATATACACTTTCTTTATATCCATTTGCTGACTTACTTGTTGTTGAACCACCTTGTTCAACCCAGATGTAAGGAAAATTCATATCCTTACCAGCGCCTATATTATAAGTGGGGCCGTAACCAAAATCGGTTACCATCTTATTCCTTAAAGCAAGGTCACGGAATATAGATATAATTTGGTTGATACTTAATGTGTTATTTGCCATATTAATTTTTTATTTTCTTTGTTTGTTCATTTCTTCCATATATTTATCTTTTTCATGCCAGTATGAAAGTAAGTTCAGACACTCTATATAATTTCGGTCATATATTAAGTCATGCTTTGTTATATCAGCATTTGATAATCTATCCACCATACTTATCCAACCCCATCGGTCATCTAAACTTACTGAACCTATTCGCATATCTTCACCTTTTATTCCGGAACGACCGTATAAGCCCTTAAATTGCTCATAGATGTGCCATTCCCATTTAAAAAAAAAGATACTGGCCCCATCAAATCAAAGACCGGCAAGGTCATAAATAAATTCTTTCTATATTCTATATTGTTTGCGTCAAATTTATCTTGAATCCAATTTTCTTTTCCACTTTCTTCATCTTTAACCAATTTGCCTGGTCTTAAAATAACCGCCAATATAAAAGGAATCGCATCAGATTGTGTTATACTTTGTTCTTGAAGTGTCTTCATAGAAATATATTCACCCATTGTTAATTTATTTAAGTCAGGTGGAAAGACATAATCTATTTCACCAACTCTGATGTGTTTTGAATTTGCCCAAGTTGGTTCTTGTTGAAGATAAACAAGTGCTTCTGATAATTCATTAACTATATCCAAAGTTAAGTCATCAAGTTCGCCTGGTTCAGCCATACATAGATTTTCTATAACCTTCAAAAGGTATAATTCACCAAATAGATACTTGGTCTTATTTTCTTCCAACTTTGATAATTCAACATAATGTGCCAAGGTCATTTCTTTCCAGTCAGTTGGCATCTTATAATCTTTTTCATTTAACTTAAATTCTTTCATATTTTTCTTTATTTTATTTTTATAATATACAATAAGGTCATTTTTTCTAATGAACTTTTTAATAATGTATCCTAAATTGGCCAGCATCTGACCTTTTATTTTTACTTTTCCAATAGTGTATGGCATAACGCATGGCATCCATCGCATCATCATACACTTTAACTGGTTCATCAAGAACTATATCGCCATTAACTTTCCATTTGTAAGCAGCAAGTTCTTTTAATAAATTTATACTTTCTTTTTGAACAAAGATTTCAGTTGATTTGACCGAATCTATTCCTTCTTTAACATTTTTGATGGCGTTCTTTGCGTTATAACCTTTTCTTCTTAAATCTTCTATAATTTCAGGTCTTGCCGTATCACATATTATGTCTTTGTTCTTTGGTATGTTAAGTTCTTCCATCATTTTGATAAGGTCACTTACGGTTAAGCCACTTTTATAAATAATTTCTTTAACATAAGCCGTGTTGTCTATAACATTAACCTCAACCAATGAACTTGGGTGGTTAAAGCCTGGGTCAAATCCATAGAAAGTTTCTTTCACCTCTGGTAAGTGTTCATAGTATTTCCAATGTGTATAGATGGTGGTCTTACCAAGACCTTTTTCACCGAGTGCGTATATCTTATAATAACTTTCATCATACATAATAAGATTTTCTATTTCTTTAACTTGACTTTCACCAAGAAAAGGATTATCTTTATAGGTTGAATGAATAAGAAGGCTTTCTTTTCTTGATATAAGGTCATATAACCAGTGAAAATTTTCTGATGGATTAAAGTCAAAGATTAACTTATCAGTGGTTCGCATATTTAATTGTGTGAATTCTTCAAATGAAATTTCGTTTGCTTCATTAACCCAAAGTATATCACGCTTACGGCCTCTTAACTTTTGACCATTATCAGCACCAAAGAATTCAACTTGTGATCCATTTGGAAAGTTATAGATTTGTTCGGTCTTATGATGTGCTCGTTCTTCATAAAGTTCAAGGTCACGCATAACCTCAAAAAAGTCACGCATCACGGTTCCTCGTAAGGTTGGAAATGTCTTTCTTATTATACTTACCATCTTACCTGGATTTGTAAGACAATATACTATGACCATCTGGCATAATGAATATGTCTTACTTGACCTTGAACCGCCTTGGTTGATAATGAATCTTACATCATCATTGTTCAAGGCATCAAAGTTCCAATTAAAGACCGGTGTGTGAAGCAACTTTAATTCACCCATGTATATGATACTTACTTTTTGCTTCTAAATATATATCATTTGCTTCCTTTTCAGTCAAATAGTAACCAAGTGCTTTTAACTTACCATTAATCCTTATTCTTGCTTGAAATTTATTAACTCGCTTATGATATGAATAACCTTTGCCAGGTTCAATGTTCTGGCCATTTTTCAATGATGTTGATGGTCTTAAATTGTCTATTCTATTATCAAGTCGGTCTCTATTTATGTGGTCAATAACATCTGGGCAAGTTCCATTAACCCACCAGTATCCAAATTGGTGATGTGTTACATTTATAGGAATCTTATTATTATATAATCTTATAATCTTATATCGGCCAGTCGTGGTATTTAATTCTTTTCCTTGTTTATTATATACCAATCCAGTATGTTGTTCATAACTATAACCCAATGACCTAAGCATATTCATTTTATCAATTCTGTTCATCACTTATATCACCTTTATTTTTTATTTGAATTAATTTAATTTCAGTGATTTCTTTTCCACCTGATGTTATATCCATCTTTTCAGCGGCATATAGACCAGTTAATTTTGAAATTTCTTTTCTTATTTCAAGTGCCAATTTCATATTCTTTTGCTTAATAGAATCTTCATACATTGATTCTAATTGACCCAATGCTTCATTGGCAAGTTCCTCGTTCTTTGTTGAATATAATTCAACTATGACCTTTCTGGCTTCTTGTAACAAGTCATATGAATAACTTTGCTTATACTTTAATTCACCCATTAAGAATTCTTTTAAGATGGTCTTTGTTGAAGCACCTTTTTCAATTCGCATCTTTATGATGGCATCAATTATATCTTCTTTTTTATATTTCATATTTTAATTAAACCATTTTATTGTTGTATCGCCTTTATATCCTTTTACCCATACAT